GCCATACAGGTTTATTACTTGGTAAGATAGCTGGAAACTCTATGACTTCCCACTTATCTGATTTTAATTCTTTTTGTGATTTTAATAACATACCAGTTAGATCTTTCATATTCCATCTAGTCATTACAACGACTATTGCTCCACCAGGTTGCAACCTTTGACGTGGGCCTGATGTGTACCATTCATAAGCTCGTTCCATTGCAGTCATGTTAAGTGCGTCTTGCTCAGAATGTGGGTCATCAATTATAAGTAAATCCGCACCACGACCCGTTATCGCCGAGCCAACACCAGCTGCGTAGTATTCACCGCCTTGTTCTGTTTCCCATTTACCCGCGGCTTGACTATCTTCTCTAAGTCGGGTCGAGAATACTTGTTTGTACTCAGGACTATCCATAAGAGTTTTAGCTTTACGACCAAAGCGGATCGCGAGTTCAGTTGTGTGAGTTGTTTGGATAATTTTTAAATTGGGTCTGCGCCCAACCATCCAAGAGGGTAAGAGGAAGGACGCAAACTCAGATTTAGTATGCCTAGGTGGCATATTAATAATTAGTCTTTTAATCTCGCCTTTTGCCAAGCGATTAAATTTTTCTGAAATTTTTTTATGATGTCGACCTTCTATAAATTCAGGCCAAACGTGTTTTACAAAACTTAAGAAATCATCGTGGACTTTTGATTTGGTTTTTTTTTCAGATAATTTTAATGCAAGTTTAAGAAATTGTTTCTTAACATCAGGCGGTAATCTGTTTAGTTTATCTTCACCCATAAAATTTTTTGTAATATTTTTTAGACACCTCTTTTATTCTCATTTGCTTTTTATACCATGTATATGTCTAAATCCAACCCTAAAGAGAAATATTTTGGGACCCCTTTTTGTACAGGGTGGGTGGGCCCATAGTTCACGAGCAAAATACAACTTTGGGTTGGTACCTCTATTGATGTGTGAATTGTATGGGCTAGGCTGTAAGCCTAGCCCTGTGGAATGTTAGTCTAACAATACGAAGTATTGTTTAGGGAAGTTCTTTTGAAACCAAGTGATACCCTGTCTTACTATGTCGTAATCTTCTGTCATCTCTGCACCTTTAATAGTGTCATAGACTGCAACAGCAAACGCAGGTAGTTTAGCACTATCATTACTGTAAGGATTCATAATAGTTAGTTCATGTGTTGGGTCAGCACCCATGTAAGCTTGGTCAAAGGGTGTTGGTATTGTGTAAGTCTTATTGTTATAAGTTATGTTCATTCTTATTTCTCCTGTGTTAGTTAATACATGGGAATATATATTATTCCCATGTATTGTCAAATCTAATCTTGGCTACATGGTCTGATTGCTTTTGTGTACATATTAGTTTCAACATACCTTGGCGCAGTATTATCATCGCCCCAAGTATAATCACGATTCCAAGTTCTTCGCCACGCGTTTTCTTCTGTTAATATTATAGGCTCGTGTATTCTACCAAAATGGTCAACTGCCCTCGTTCCATGTTCGGCCCACCAATCATCTTGACAACTTAATGTACAGAAACTTCCACTACCATAACCATACTTACCAACAGTTCTGGTTTGATTTTTTTTATTTCCTTTGGGACCTCGTTTTCTGTCTGTTGTATCATATGTATGACACTTGGGGCCTTGACAATATTTTAAACTCATAGTCTTATTGTCCATGAATTCTTGGCAGTTCTATAACCTTGTGCGTCTAAATCAAAGTAAGTGATTAAACTATTACCAATCTTACTCGTAAAGTATCTGCATTGTTCTGTCCACTTTGCGTTTCTTGTTATGTGCTTTTTATCCTTATTGGAATAATAAGTGATCTTAAAAGTTTTATTTAGTTCCATTTCTTCTTTCTCCTTTTTGTTATTATGTATGGGAATTTATATCAATTCCCATACATAGTCAAGATACTAATTTAGATTACTTGCTTGTCTTTCATACTCTTGTCTAGCCAAGATTTTTTCTTGGGTAGTCATTTTCTTTTTGTTCTTCATTCCCTTAATCCTGTCAGCTAGATTTTTAGGATTGAATATAGTTAAACCCGTTGAGTTAGTTCTTATGATTTCTTCTTCCTTGATTTCTAATCCAAGTTCAGTTGAAAGTTCTAAAGCTTCATCAAGATATCTATATCCTTTAAGACCTAACTTAACCTCTTTCATTTGTTCCATGATAGATTTAATCCAATTTTCATGTGCCATAACAAATTGACCTTTTTGTTTTTTCCAAAATATCAACTGATCGTAGTTTTCTTTGGTAGTCATTAACTGTCTATCTCTACAATATTCTCTACCAATTAAATCCATTGAGTATTGTCTATCCCATTCTTTTTGATAACTTGTAACATTATCTCTACTTGTATGAGTAGTTCCAAGATATTTGTCGTTTGCCTCAACTATTTTTCTTTGATATGGATTATTACTATCCTTATCGTGCATAAGAATATCAATATCTGGATTGCAACCCTCTTGGGCTTTTAACTCATCACGATAATAAGCATATCCAAACGCACTATCTTTACTACGACTATTACTACCTGTATCAATACTACCTGTAATTTTAAAATCAAAGTGTTCTTCAATCATCATTGGACTACCTTTTTTTTCAACAACTTGACCATTGTAATTTGTTTTATCTTCTTGTCTTACACCCTCGTAAGCAACATGAAAGCAACTATCTGGTGCAATAGTATTTACATTCTCGTATTTGTTTTGTAAATGCCATGCCATATCTACATCTTCTTGGGGATAGTTTTCTCTACCAATAGAGTACATCAATTCCCATGCTTTATCTTGCAAAGGTTTTATTTGTTCTCTTAATTGTAAGTATCTATCTCTTTCAATAGTATCTTCCATTGATAATCTTTCCTCAATCTTATTACCAATTTTATTTCGGTATTCTTGATTAAGTCTTATTCTATTCTTCTTTTTTATTTCTGACATTTTACTCCTATTTGTTAGTTAAATGTATCTGGGAATATATATTATTTATTTTTATTGTCAAATCATTTGTTGCCTAAGCTTAGATTAATTTCTACGAAATTAATCTAAGCTAGTGTTGTTGACTTTTTGAGCTTAAAAATTATTTTTTTTAAAGGGAGGGTGGGCCCGTAGTTCACAAGCTATAAAAATAAACGCTTGACATTATCCCATAAAGTCTTATATTTAAATTACTCTAAACAAGTGGGGTTTTAGCGTTGGCCTGTAGGATAACAGCAACGCTACTGATCCCTGGTTCCTTCCATATACTAGCTTAACCATGGAGACGGAAGGGACCTGGGATCAGGTATGAATCCGGGTGAATAACCAATAACCTATATCTTGGGTCGTGACGAGACTAGACTGCTGTGTTTCCTCGTTGATCGATTGGGAAGGAAACCGCCCAAGACGGATATGCCTGATTGTAAATTTTTTAATTTAGAGGGGAGGGTGGGCCCGCAGGCCACGAGCTCTATAAAAAATAAAATTTGACAAGCTGGCGTTGCTGTGTTACTATGGGATTTTATAACAACAAAGGAGTAGAAGATGGATACAACACAATTAAAAAGAATAGCAGATGCATTAGAAGAGATCCTTCGACTGGTGAAGGCTGATCAAGAAGCAAATCAAAAAAGAATGGAGAAATATGAAACAGAAAAAAATTAAGTCTGAATTTTTACCAGGAGGCGCGAAGCGTCAAGAGATGCTGGAACAGGTTCCTGGTTACCTTGCAGGTCCCGGCGCGGATCAGGCGACGAAGCATCACTTCTGCCTGGATGTCTTGAAACTCACAGAGACTGAATACCTGGAGGCCCTGAACAAAGCAACCAATGGAGGTGTCGTTGAAGCGGCGTGGAATTAAACACAACGACTTAACACATTATTTCTTGCGGCCGCATCAGGAGCTGCCGCAAGCTTACCTAAAAAGCTGTGAAAAGTTTTTTAAAAAGTTAGCGAGCGAGCGAGCTGGGGAGGGTGGGCCCGCGGAACACAAGCGGACACAAAAAAACACTTGACATATTTAAATATGGGATTATATGGTAGTTAACAAAAGGAGCAAGAAATGAGAATAAAAGAAGCGGAGGCTATAACTCACACACTATCAAAGCCGGGCAAAATGCCTGGATTTGCATATTCAACACCAGCTCACGAATGCAAGACTGGTACTATATTAAGAGACGTTGATAACTCAGTTTGTAAAAAATGTTATGCCTACAAGCGCGGCAGGTATAGATTTCAAAATGTTATTGATGCGCAATACAAAAGATTCAACAGCTTGAAGCATCCAGGCTGGGCCGCGGCTATGGCGGTATTGATTAATTCAAAATCAAAATATGGACACAAATATTTTAGATGGCATGACTCAGGCGACGTGCAGGATCTAGACCATTTAAGAAACATATACAAAGTTTGCAAGCTTACCCCGGACGTCCAGCACTGGATGCCGACGCGCGAGGCGTGGGTAAAGCCTTATATTTCTGAAGCTCCTGGAAATCTTGTTGTCAGGTTCTCCGTTCCGATGGTGGACCAGGCAGCAATGAAGAGCTGGCCGCACACGTCAACGGTGACAACTAAGCCAGGGATGCGAACATGTCCAGCGCCTACTCAGGGCAACCAATGCAAAGATTGCAGGGCATGTTGGGACAAGTCAGTTCAAAATGTTTGTTATGGTGAACACTAATGTTTAGACACCCAAAATATTATAAAGAATTACGCAAGCGTAATAAATCTGATCAGGTCATTAGCAATGCTGAAGCGACGGCTGCAAGCGAGCGTGCACCTGGTCAGGGCCTTAAAAAAAAATACAAAGACAGCGAGCGAGCGAGCGAGCAAGCAGGGAGGGTGGGCCCGAAGGGCACAAGCTAGTCAGCGAGCGAGCGAGCAAGCTTACGAGCGGTTCGCGAGCAGGTGAGCGTTGATGTGGCCCCAGTCGTTCGTGGCCAATGGGGGTACTTCCCTCATATCAGACAGAAGACCTAGGATTGAGTTAGATCCATAAAGTTTTATGGACAGAGGAGAGCCCTCCTCTGTTAGTCCAACCAAAATAAAATTACGTTTTGTCATGGTAGAATGAAACAGTATTTGATGAGGTGAAAACCTTATTTTTTTAGACTTAACTAACTTCAACTCACACATAAAAAAACCACAAGAATCGTGATATCCCAACAGATCAGGCGTACCAAATGATGACCAAGACTCTAGTCTTGTCCACTTAATTTCTGGTGTATTTTTCTTTAAAAGTTTCCAAAGGTCAGACTCTTTTTTCATCGTGCAAACCTCTTTTTAGAATCGTTCTCATCTGTGTTGACTTGTACGCCAACTTACGTTATAAGTCAAGTTATGGGTGTACCAGCCAAATTAACTGAAAGACAAATTAAGTTTGCAGAGTTATTAGTTTATAACGAAGGCAGGCTATCTCCAGCTGAATGTGCAAAGGAAGCAGGGTATAAAACTAGACCAAGACAAGCAGCTAGTGAGTTAAGAAACCCAAAGATATCTCCTTTGGTAGTTAGATACATTGGAGAATTAAGAGCGGAGGTGCAAGAGAAATATGGAATTACATTTGAAAGACATATTACAGAACTTGCCAAGATAAGAGATGAAGCTTTAAAAAAAGGAGCGTGGTCAGCTGCAACAAATGCTGAAGTAGCACGTGGTAAAGCTGGTGGATTGTATGTAGATCAGAAGTTAATTATGACAGGCAATATAGATAACTTATCAGAACAAGAATTAGAATCTAGAATGAAAGATATATTACAAGATCACAAAGATCTTATAGAAGGTACAGCAACAGACTTAGTCCCAGAAGAATCTGAAATACCAGAAAATATAAAAAAATTAAATTAAATCTTTGGTTTTGAAACAGTAAGGATAGTTTTAAATCTTTTTGGATGTTGAACAGGTGCTTTGACTCCTTGTGAATTTGGTCCTTTAATTGGTGGGATGAGGTTCGTTTTGACATAAGGCATGTTCTTTGTAAGTGTAGGATTTTTTTTCATTAATGAAGTTTTTTAATAGATTGTATAACTGCTGTTGGAATTATACATGTATTGCCAATCGTGTCAAACGTGGGTTTATCTTTATTTAAAATATAATCAGTAAATATTCTAGTAATACCTTTGCTTTGGCTTAACAAATAACCTTTAGATACACAAACAGGTAATTCTTCTTTTTTTAAATCTTTCGTATCACTCCAGCCAGCATCACCTTGAATATCAAGCCATTTTATTTCTACAAATGGATATGCAGATATTTCATTACCTAATGACTTTGTATTTAAAGGAATAGTCTTTCTATTTTTGGTTCTCTTTTTTGGCATAATCAGTTTTACTATAAGAGAAATATTTAGGCAATTTTATTTTTTTTAAAAACAAAAAAATCCCCGCGCGCAGAGTACATAGAAATGGCGTATAATGAACATTTGTGCCACGGTGTGCCACTGGAAAACAGAGCAATGGCACAGCTATTAGTCAA